AACATATTGATTGAGGGTTGTAAGATGAAAAATATAAGCAATAAAATTCTGTATCGTAGATTATATTCAGAAACTCCAAAAGTTATTAATTCAGATGGTATTGGTTTTAGAGTTCCAAGAATATTTGTTAGTCTTTTTTGGCTCGGACAAAGAAAAGAATTGCTTGGTAAGCGTAGAAGATTTCCAAAAGAATGGTTAAAGGTTCATGACTGTGAATTATGAATGTATGTAAAGTATGCTCTCAGGAGTTTTCGTCAGAAAGAAGTTTGCATGCACATCTAAAGGTTCATAATTTGATCCTCGCTGAATACTATACTCAATATTATCCAAGAAATAATTTATTAACTGGCGAACCTCTGCCGTTTAAAAACAAACAAGATTACTTCTCTAGAGATTTTGCAAATAGAGATCAATTGATTGCATGGTGCGAAAAAACAGAACCTGACACAGTAAAAAAATATATTCTTACTTTACTCAAAAAAAGAATTGCAGACAAGGATTTAAAATGCGCACCAAATCATCTTGAATTAAAGATAAATGAATTGCCGCCGATTGATATATACAAAAAACATTTTGGTTCATATACATCTGCTTGCGAGATGGCTGATATAAAGCCCATGTTTGGGTCTAGATTACCTTTAGAGTGGAAAGATGATGCTGACCCCGATATTACAATATTTATTGATACGCGCGAACAGCAACCCTTATCATTTCCAAATCAAGAATCTATGAAGTTAGAGTTTGGTGATTACGCTACAGGGGGAGAGCATTACAATTATACTTTTGTGGACAGAAAAAGCGAAAGAGATTTCAAATCCACAATGAGTAAAAACAATTTAGATAGATTTGATAGAGAATTACAGAGAGCTAAAGATTTTGATAGTTACTTGTTTGTGGTTGTTGAGAGTGACCTTGAGCAGATACAAAAAAATAATCCAAAATGCTCTCATAAATCAAATTTAAAATATATTTATCATAATATGAGACAATTTTCTCATAAGTTTTCGGACAATTGTCAGTTTGTATTTACTGGCTCAAGAGAAAGATCTGAATATTTCATTCCTAAGTTATTGACTCTTGGTAAAAAATTATGGAATGTTGATTTACAGTACTACATAGACAAAGGAGAAATATAATGGCTTGGGAACAAGGAAAACAAATATCAAGAAAAGATTCTGACGACTTTAATGAAGAGCTTCTGAAAATGGAAGGTTATCTTGAGGATCAGGAGGCAAAGATTTTACTGTATAAATTTTTAAGAGAAAATATTACATTTACCGCGGATCTTGTTAGCGGAGTTAAATTGTTTCCTTTTCAGCATATGGCGATCAAAGCTATGTTTACGACAGATTACTTTATGGGTGTTTGGAGTCGGGGAATGAGTAAATCATTTACCACAGCCATTTATGCATACCTTGATGCGATTTTAAATCAGGGCGTTGAAATCGGTATTCTCTCTAAATCATTTCGTCAGGCGAAAATGATATTCAAAAAAATAGAAGATATTGCTTCAAAGCCTCAAGCATTATATTTAAATCAGTGCATTACTCACAAGTCAAAAAGTAATGATGAATGGCTGCTGGAAATTGGTAGCTCTAGAATACGAGCTCTACCTCTTGGTGATGGTGAAAAATTGCGGGGATTTCGTTTTCATAGAATTATTATTGATGAGTTTGCTCTGATGCCCGAAAGAATTTACAATGAGGTTATTATACCGTTCTTGAGTGTTGTTGAAAATCCTACTCAGCGAGAAGAATTATACAACATAGAAACTGACCTAATCAAGCAGGGCAAAATGCAGGAATCTGATCGTCATACCTGGCCAAACAATAAATTGATCGCACTTTCTTCTGCAAGTTATAAATTTGAGTATATGTATAAAGCATACGAGCAATTTGAAGAATTGATTCAAACTGGTGGACAAAGAAAAGGTGACGCTCATAGAACTATCATGCAATTTAGTTATGACTGCGCCCCCAAGCAGTTGTATGATCAGAACTTGATCAATCAAGCCAAATCAACAATGAGTCAAAGTCAGTTCGATCGAGAGTTTGGAGCTATTTTTACTGATGATAGTTCTGGATATTTCAAAACATCGAAAATGGCAGCTTGTACATTAAAAGATGGAGAAAATCCATGCACAGAAATTGCTGGAGAACCTGGTGCAAAGTATATCTTGGCATTTGATCCGAGTTGGGCAGAGAGTGAAAGCAGCGATGATTTTGCTATGATGGTTTTGAAGTTGGACGAGGAAAAGAAAATGGGTATCGTTGTTCATAGTTATGCTTTAAGTGGAGCAAATTTAAAACAACATATATATTATTTTTATTTCTTGTTAAAGAATTTTAATATTGTCTCTATTGTTGGTGACTACAATGGAGGAGTACAATTTATCAATGCAGCAAATGAAAGTCTATTGTTTAAGGAAAATAAAATAAATATAAAATGTATAAATACAAATTTTGATGATATAGAAAATTATCAAGAAAAATTGCGCGAAGGAAAAAAAGAATATAATCTTGATAATGGTACAATATGTTATTTGCGCAAACCAACCAGCCAATGGATTCGTAGAGCAAACGAATTTTTACAATCTAATTTTGATCACCGCAGAATATTATTTGCATCTCGAGCAATCGATGATAATTATAATGCACAGCGCAGAAAAAAGATACCAATTGATAAAATACAATTTCTGCGAACATCTCAAAGCGCAGAGCGTCAAACTAAAGAAGCAAAAATGATTGATTTCGTTGAACATCAATTTGATATGATGAATTTAGTAAAGACTCAATGCTCTTTAATTCAGATTACGACTTCTGCAGGAGGAACACAAAATTTTGATTTACCTCCAAGTTTAAAAAGGCAAACTGGGCCAGAAAAAGCAAGAAAAGACTCTTATTCTGCATTAGTACTTGGTAATTGGATGGTTAAGCTTTATAATGATATGATGGAAGTTAAAACAGAAAACATAACAACAACCTTTACTCCCATGTTTATAAACTAAGTGTATATTTGCTTAAATGAAAAAACCGTATAAATACACAACAAAATTTGATGGAGTTGTTTTTGCTTCTAGTGACATTGAGGAATCAAATATCAGCAAGGCATCAATAGAGTCTCTTAGACCTCTTATTCCAAAAAATATTGATTTAGATAAAAATATAGATTTGCTTGGCGTAGCATTTAACGCTGCAGTTGTAAATAAATTTAATAAAAATGGAGACGGAATAAATAGTGAGGCTGCAGTAGCAATAAAAGACTATTTCGTTCACAAACCTACAAACATTGAACATGATAGAGATAAAATTGTAGGTCATATAGTATCTGCGGGATTTTCAAGATACGGTCAAAACTCAGAGCTGATGACGGACGACGAAGCTTTGATTGAAGATAATGCATATAATATCGCATTGGCTGCCGTTGTGTATCGAACAGCAAGTAAAGAATTTGCAGATTTAGTGATGAACTCTACAGATTCAGACAGCGATTACTTTGGAACAGTGTCTGCGAGCTGGGAGGTGGGATTTAATGATTATGTAATTTCTGTAGGAGGAGATGATTTATTTGAATCAACAATTATCTCTGATCCAGACGAAATAAAAGCATATTCTTCATATTTAAAATCTTTAGGTGGCAGAGGAGTTCTGCAAGATGGTAGAAAAGTTAATCGATTAATCGTGGGAGACATATATCCTTTAGGCATAGGTTTTACATCAAACCCTGCCGCAGACGTAAAAGGATTAATTGTGCAAGACAATAAACCTCAAGAGGTTAAGCGAGATCGACCCGAGCCGATTGACAGAATAATAACAAAAAGCAAAAAAACTTCCCAATCGTCTGAAGAAAATGTACTAAACAAAGAAACCGATAATTATAATATTATGGACAAAGATCAAATCATAAATGAATTCCGAGCAGCTTTAGACGAAAAGCTTGGCAAGCAAGATTTCTCTGAGGAAAGTGTCGCAAGCATTTCTAAAGTGTTTATCGAAGCTATCCGTGAGAAAGGCGAGCAGTATGTCGCCGATCTTGAAAAAGCTAAAGCTGAAAAAGAAGAAGCTGTTCAAGCACAAAGCTCTCTTCAAGAAAAAGTTCAAGAAGTTGAAAGCCAGCTTCAAGCAACAAAAGAAAAACTCAGCGCTCTTGAAGAAGATAACGCTGCACGTGAAGCAGAAGTTTTGTTTAATGCACGCATGGAAGCATTAAATGAAGTTTATGAGCTTGATGAAGATGATTCTAAAATCTTGGCATCTGA